GCTCCTTGACATGACCGCGGGGGTGTGGTAGGGCTATCCACCAAATGGCACGTGTTTAGCAATTTGGAGTGGTGCCATTGTCGCTTCATATGCGGCAATTGCGGAGTTGATAAACTCCCTGGCATTACCATGCGTCATTGTGACAGTAAAGGCGTCGCCTTCTTCCGTGACAAATGTAAACTCCAAATTGTGCATTGCGCCACTGTGATGCTGATAAACAGCACGAGCAGAACTCCCGTTTACCGCAGTGTAGTGAGCGCTTGGTCGCTTCTTTCTGGCCATGTATTCCTCCTTTGTATATTGCCTATGCATCCATTATATCATGCTTTAGCATAACGGAGAAAAACCCAAATACAAATGTCGCCTTGACATGAATTACGTGGTATGGTAGTATTGATGTATGACGAATTACGAAGGCAGAGAACAAGTTCTCGCAGCACAAGGATATTCAACTCGAGAAATCGAGGAAGAAATGAACCATCGAAAGAATGCCCCTACGGGGAGTTATTTCGCAAACGCTTTGGCGTTCATTGTCGAGTCGATCAACGACGGAATGACGACAACGGATATTCGCACTCTCGATTACGACTCCATGATGGAATTCGGCGAGATGTACAACTTCACGGAAGAATCTCTTTCTCTCGCTCTAGAACAATTCGAGAAAGTGGCACAGATCCATATCACCGGAACGCGCTAGGCTCTCAGCGGCCCTACGAGGCCGTCTGACGCCGTGGTAGGGGTACTAGGTATGCTAGCATACCGACTAACGCTCCCAGAGCCTCAAACACGCCCCAGCACCCGCACGAGGCGGGTGTGGAGTGGGTCACTCAGCGAGGTGGAAGGTGTTGTCGGGGAGCGCGAGAATCGTGCCAGCGGTCGTGTCGATGCGGATCTTGTGCTCGAGTCGAAGGATGCGAGTCACTTCCCCCGCGACGCCTGCGGCGTCCTCGATACGTGTGCCGATGGTGAGGTCCGATGCCTTGATCATGTTCGTCATATGACGACCTTACCACGACCCCAGCAGCGATGTCAAGGACACATCAGTAGGTGCTAATCATTATCAATTACCGAGTCGCCTTGACATCAGCGCGGGGATGACTTAGTATCTTGATATGACGAACAATATCACACCTCCTGAGGTTCTCCCCTGGGACACCTCTCACCTCATCTGCGGCCGCTGCAGTCACAAGTGGGACGACCACCACCCCGGTAAGGGGTCCGGTTGCAACGTCGAGGGATGTCGCTGCGACGCCTAAAAAAGTTGCTGATGCGCCTTGACATTGGTGGGGGGATGTCATAGTATCTAAATATGACGAACAACACCAACCGCCTCACTCCCGAGGAGATCGCTCGCATCGCTCGCGCGCTGCGGACACCCTCCTTCGACCCGCTCAAGGGCCGCCGCAACCCGCGACGCCACATCAAGCACAACCACCGATGACACGTCGGGGGCCCTCGGTGATCCGCTCCCGGGGGCTCCCACACCAAAGGAGATGACAATGACTGTTGAAGAGCTCCGAGCTTTGCTCGAGGACCTGCCCGACGACATGGAAGTGATGATCGCCTATCAGCCGGAATGGCCTCTGCGGTCTCAGTCGGACGCCCACCCGAACCACGACCAGAACATCCTCTACATCTTCGGTGACGGAGAGACTGACTACCTCAAGTCTGGGTCGGGGGTGTATGAGTGATGGAGACGCTTCGCAGCCTCCTCTTCGCTTTCATCATTGCACTGCTGGCGGTGCTGCTATGAGTCGCCGAGGGACTTACCTGAGGCCTCCCACGAGGCTCCGCATCAAGTGGGCTGAGCTCACATTCGCGCTCGCTTTCTGCATCGTCTGGGCGGTGGGAGCAGGACTGCTCTTCATCGCTATCACCGACAAGATTCCGGGGTAGTCTCCCCGGGCCCAGGCCCCCTCTAGTTCGTCATCTCTGGGAGGGGGCGCTGAGGCGTGTCAGGAGCCTTACGAGGCCGTAGGGCAAGGGCAACTGCTGGTGTGGAATGCTAGCATACCCCTACCTCCTCCTACGGCCTCAGACCCGCTCAGGCAGCCGGTGCTTGCGGTGTTTTCGGGGGTATCTTAGTATTGATATAAAGGAAGGAGGGTAGCACGATGCTTACTACCAAAGATGTGGCGCGAGAGCTTCACACAGACCAAAAAACGGCACGGCGCTTCCTCCGGTCGATCCTCCCTCGCCATCAGGGTCGCCGCTGGGAGGTACCAGAGGAGAGTCTTGATACAATCAAACTTCTCTTCCTCTTGAAGAGACTTGGTAAGGAGGACATGTTAAAGTTGCTCGTCAAGTCACCTTGACACGGGGGGGTGTCCTTGGTAGAATCTAAGCATGACGAACAACAACATCACCACCAAGGTCCCCGCCTCCGTTGAGCGCCGCATCTTCGATCTGGAGTCGCTCATCGCTCACGACCGGAAGCAGCTCCGCGAGAACTCCGACGCGATGACCGCCGAGGAGATTCTCATGATCAATGAGGCGATCACCAGGAACGAGGGAGTCCTCAAGGGGATCTACTTCATGCTCCAGGAGCTTTCCCTCCACATCTGATCACTCGCCCAACAGGCCCCCTCTTCGGAGGGGGTCTTTCCTTGGGTCCGTCAACAAAGCATGGTAAAATGGAAGCATGACGAACCACACCGCAATCCTAACCATTCCGGGACTTGATCGTAAGGCTCAGATCTTGCCGGGTAACACCATCATCGACTTTCGAGGTGATGAATGGGTCTTTCGGAAGGTGACTCGAGGGGCTACACCTGGTCGCTCAGCAAAGGTTCTTGTTACCGCTCAGGGCAGTGATCGAGAGTTCTACTCAACGGTCTTTCCTGGTCTCGAGATTATCTCTGAGGAGGTGATATCATCATGATCGTGAAGAAGAGCATTTGGCGCCGCGCCGTAGAGGAGGTGCTGGAGAAGGCTGAGCAGAAGGCTCTCAAACGAGGAAAGCCGCTCAAGACTTACTCCAAGAAGGATCTTCTCTGGTACCTGGACCGAGGGTGGAGGATTCTCTCCCACACACCGGTCTCATATGGCGCTGCCGAGTACTGGCTCCTGGTAAAGGATTAGGGACCTCCCCGAGGAAGAGCTCCTACAGGGAGTCCCTATAGGGGGTGTATATAGGGGGGTATAGGGAGGGCTATATATAGGGCTGTTCAGGGGATAGGGTAGATAAGGGTATAGGTGGCATATATGCTTATATCTGCTGATTATCCCGCATATATATCTTCTGTAATCATCTGATGATTGATCCATGATCATCTATCCTTGCATCATTCTAATTGATCAATCCGAAATCCCCTTTGATCATTCCTCTCTGCTTCTCTTCTTCTCTTCTTCTTTCTTTTTCAATCAATCTCGATTGATCTTCTCTTTCTTTCTTCTTCCATTCTCTTCCCATGTTAATCTCTTGTAGAGCGGAGAATGGTCCTATTGTGTTGAACCCCCCCGTACTAAAAAGGGGAAAAAGACGTACGGGGAATATTCCACCGTGGCTCGTGCTGGCTGTGAGCTCTTCCGAAACTTCCCTACCACGTCATACTCACCCGGAACCCGCTGTCCGAGCATGCACCACATCATGTACGCACCGCATCATGTACGCACCACATGCCTTGACCCCGTCAAACCATGCCTATATGATTGAAGCATGCAACTCACCTACGAACAACTAAAGAATCAGTCGCTCGAACAGACGGCTGATCTACTCGAAGCGAGTGAAGACTACCCGCCACCCCCCGAGCCTTCATACCCGCTTTTTCCAGACGCCCTGAGGATGGTCGCAGCAGCCAATCCGCCAGCGAAATGCATGAACTGCGGGAAGCCGGGGTACTACTATCCCGCAGACAAGGCATACGCTCCCGGTCACTGCTACAGCGAAGAAGGCAAGCGCGAGTTCACCACCATCTCCTCATGCTGCGAGTTCTGCTTCGATCACATGTTCAACCGCAAACAACCTGAGGAGAGCTGATGGGCATCTATCCCCACGAGACATTCAAGTGGCTGCCGAATGGCATCCTCGAACGGACGTATAACGACTTCTCGGGTGTGGAGGTCACGACTTACTTCCAGCCGATTCTGGAGATCGAAGTTCGAACAGATTGCTTCTGTTGTTCCTGCGAAAGTGAGGGTTCCGATCCCGCCTGCCGGAATCATGGGTGGGCGGCAAAGCGGCCTTGTGAGGTTCATGGAACCGAAGGCGTACCTTGGGATGATGAGCCTGAACATATGCCGGAGAGTGTTCAGCAATATCGAAAAACTTGGACCCAGAGCTGATAACCTACACTTTAGGGTCGTGCTCCTGGCCTGCCAGCTACCTCGGTGGATTGATCACCCGCCGGGGTAGTTTGGCGTATGCTACTTATTTGACAAGGTATTTGACCCTGAGCCTAAGTGTTGATAGCATTGCTGCATGACCGAATTGCCACAGGTGGTACCGTCACCACCTTATCCGGGCGCGCCGCTCTTCATGGAGGCAGTTGAGCAGGCCCGTAGAATTGACTCACTCCGTCGTCACCCCGCATTTAAGGCGCTGGGAGATGCGTATAAGAGGCAGGTAACTGCCGGCACATCTCAGTGCGAACAATGCAACAACACGATGTTCTATTACCCCGCTCAACAGCCGTATATCTCGGGGCATGTCTATCGGAAGCATGATCACGAGATCACCAAGTGTGACTGGTGCATCGAAGGTTGCAGAGGTGCTTGGTTGCCGACACAACTGGTTCCGGGCAATATGGCGACGTGCTTGATCTGCGGAAAGATCTGGGCTCTTCATGGCATCTGATAACATACAGGTTGGTGACATCGTCGGTCTGTATATCCATGTGCTGAACAAGAAGCGGGAGATCAAGGCCAAAAGGGTCGTGGTCGTCGGTGAGGTGCTGAGAGTATATCGTCTGCGGCCTGGCGCTCGATTGCGAGCGGATGTGAAGGTGCGTAAGCAGGACAAACATCTTTGGTTCATTTATAGTGGAAAGGTGGATTGGGCATGGCTACACGAATTGGTTTTGGTCAGGAAGAAAGACTCCACACCCCCCGCCAGCGCGCGCGTATCGTCATAGGTCGAGCTCTCTCTGGAGATAATCCGCCCGACGACAAGAAAATCAACTCAGTATTGTCAGCGGTTAAGGGTGTCTTGGACCAGGTCGATGCGCCGGCTAATCCTTACCGGCCGAACACGCTTCAGCATATCGCGTATGATCGCGCACAGGCTGATATGCAGAGAGCCATCAGGGAGGCACTGGGATTGTGATGGTCAACGCTTCGCTGCGCTTAAGGTGCATATCCGATAGCGCACTTGAGGCGATTATAGAGCTACTGAGAGAGGAAAGCAATGCCATCTTCATCGAGACCTTCCCGACACAAGAGGATCCCCGTACCGGCGTTCGAGCGCCTGTCATCTACGGTGGTACCCATGGTGGACTTGGCTCCATTGGCGGCCAGCCAGGCCGTCGGTCTCGTGCCCCCAAGCGTACCTGACCCGCTGTATGTGCCTCGCCGAAACAAAGTCGCCTGCACATGGTGTGGAACAAAGTTTAGAACTCGCGCGAAGTACATTCGTCACTTCGAGCGCCGACACAAGGAGAGCTGATGGTTAAGACTCTAGATTGCACTGATGTTCGTGTTCACCTTCCTCACGAGTGGATGAGTGAGAGCGACGAAGGTGCGTTGCTGTTCTACTACTGTACAGGTATCGTCGATAGTGATGTACCGACATCTGCCTGTTACGATGGTGAACCTCACAAGCGCCATAATTACATATCCGGCGAAGATGTGTTGTACTGTCCTGGGGTGCCGAACGATGAGGTTCATCCCACACCCATGGATATTCTGACGACGCCGACCACGGGGGAAGTTCCGACGGTGAATCCAAGCGATCTGCCGATCCAAGATATGACTGTCGAGGAAAGATACTCCTTCAGTGTCACTGCGAACGCATGGATCTGTAGCCTGTGCGGAGCGCTTGTCGATCTGACCACGGACACTCATGACCAGTGGCATGAGCGCCTTGACAGGATGATGGCCGACTGATAAAGTACATATGTTGGTGGTCATACCTAATAGCTGAGGTCGAAGTTTACGGGCCCGACCTTAGAAGTCTCGCTGAAGGAGTTAAGACGGAGCTCCGAAACAGCTTGAGCGCCCCGGGTGATAGGGCAGGAAGTCACAAAGCCGCGGGGGCACCCCAGACCTAAAACATCATTAAACTCCATTGGGTGCCGGTAGTCCGGAAAAATAACGCAGGCTAAGTAACCTAGCAGCCCAACCGATCGGGCCTCTCTGCAGAGGGGACAGGGTCTCAGCTCTGTTGCTCAAGGTCGCCACTTGCAATAACTGAGAAGGCGGTTCAAGTCCGCTCCCGATCACGGAACCGGGTTAGCCTAAAAAGCGCCGGTTCGAGGAAGACCTTCGGTTTAGCTCTAGTGATTCGCTTGCGCTTTCGACGGGCCGAAGGTCTTCCTTTTGTGTTTGCCTTGACAGGGAGCTGCAGAGACAATAGCATTTAAATTATGACAACCACCACCGAGGCAATGAAGCCCATCCCCCGCCCGCCCGCGTACTCGAATGAAGCTCGTTTGATGGCAGAGAAGCATCATGTTGATCCGCGACTGGTGCAGCAGATGATCGACCAAGGAGTAATCAAAGTTGACTGAGATGACCGCTATCGAAAAAGCCCGCAAGGCGCTGGCGTGGGCTGACGAGAACTTCACCGAGCCCGAGAAGGCGACGGTGCGGATTCGATACCGTGCCCTCCGTGCCCTGGTCGCCGAGTACCGGGTCCAGCACGCATGGCGACCCGACAGCGGCCCGGAATGGGTGGCATTCTGCGGTGACCCCGATGCGCGTCCTCTCGATCCCGCCCCGGCTACCGCCGAGGAGGCGCTGGCGATCCCTGTGTGCAACCTCTGCCACAGGCGGGCGATGTCGTTCGCTCGCGAGCAGGAGCGGGCTTCACGAGAAGCCGTGACCGGGTTGCCTGAGCGGCTGTCCGTCTCGCTCTCCGACGACGAGCGCGAAGCTCTAGCAGAGATCGTGGCGCGAGCGATCAGAGCGAGTCGCTACAGCGGCAAGATGGTCGCAACCCCTCAGCCTCCTGAGTGGCACAACCCTGTGGACCTCCGGAATGGGCGACGAGCGGTTGCCGCGATCCTCGCCTCCGATGTGTGGCGCAACCGCCGACAGGGGCCGATCACAGACGACGAGAGCGAGGCGCTGGCGATACAGTTCGCGAACCTCATCTTCGAGTACGGGCTTCGGAGCCCCGACTCGACCAAGGCATTGATCGCGTTCAAGGAGGTCGCCGCTGGTTTCCGCCGACAGGGGCTGGTCGCCGACGCCGTGAGGGAGCAGATCGAGTTCAACGAAAGCAAGATCGCGTGGACGGAGAACAACTTCCTCCCCGGACCCTACGGCGCGGCGGCGATCGCTCAATACGAGTACGCCATAGAGCAACTGCGCGAGGCGCTTGAGGCTGTTGAGCGTGCCCGTTCCGAAGGGAAGGATCAAGCATGACGAACGACGACGACCGCGAGGCGCTGCGCGACGAACTTGCGGGCTGGGTTATCGGGGCCGGGTACTACCAGTCGATGGTGGGGACCAGTGACGCAGCTGAGATGGCTGACGCGATCCTCGCGGCTGGTTTCCGCCGACTGGGGCCTATCACCGACGAGGTGGTGGAGGCGGCGGCACGGGCACTGGCAGAGACTTTCGGGGAGCCACCGTACCTGCCGTGGGAGGGCTGGGGAGAGTTGTCACGAGACGAGTTTCGGGCAGACGCCCGTGCCGCTCTTGAGGCTGCTGAGCGCGCCCGTTCCGCCGCCCCGTCTCCCCGCCCCGAGCCGACCGAACAGGAGAGCGTGGAGGGTGGCGCAAAACTCCCGCAAAACCCCGAACCGACCGATCCGGTGCGCTGCGGCGAGGACGTGCAAGGCACGGTCCCGTCGTTGGTGGGATCAGGTCGGATAGATCCGTGCTCATGCGTTCGTCCGGCAGGCCACGAGCCGCCCTGTGTGTGCGCTCACGGCGAGCCGGATGACATGGTGCCCGAACCGACCAAACAGGAGCAGTGATGAGCTATGACCTTCATGTAGGTAAGGACTGGCATAACTACACATATAACATGTGGAAGTTTTTTCAGGACTTCAATGTATATCCTCCTGATTGGGACGGAAAACTTCGGACAGAAGTCGCGGATCAAATAGATGATGCGTTGGAACTTATCCGCCTCCACAACATCGATACGCTCGGTGAGAAGTATGACGCCCCGAACGGGTGGGGCTCAGTTCAGGGAGCAATTAAGTTTCTTGAGGCTGTAAGGGATTCATGTCGTTGGCAAGCCCCCGAAATAGTGAGGGTATCATGAAATTTCTGCGTAAGCTTGGTACTGCTATTCGCGAAGAGGCGAAGCTTGTGCCGGCTGATTATTGGCAGATTCTCGCTTTTATCGTAGTCACCGTCGGTGTGATTGTCGTTTGGCAGATCATCGATGCAATATAAGGGACTGCTTATTAGCGATCTCTGAAGCGCTTCCAAATCGCCTAATCATATGGTCATCGAGTGATTAGGTCGCCCCATATATCGGGTCATTAGGGATCAACGGCCTTGATTTCCCGGCCTCGCATGATAGGATTCCGAGTATGAGCAATGCAGATGTTACCCTCGCGATCTGGGTGATCGTCGTGGTACTCGCTCTGATGGCTGTTGCCCTCGCAACGCTGTTTGAGCGAACCAAACGTCTGCAGGACGATATCAATCGACTCCGTAGTGAAGCTGCGGCACGCAAGTCGAGTATCGCCCAAGCTCGAACTACTCGTAAGCCGCCTGGTGTGGATGCTCATGCAGTCACAACTCGGCGGGACACAAATGACCTACCCCTCACCGGCCGGATGAGCCAGGGGATCAAGCGAGTGAGGACCGATGCCCGCATCGATACTGACGATCGACTTCCGGAACACACCGGACATCCGCCAGCATAAGTCGGGTCGCCCGCGTGATCGACTGCCTGAGAACCAGCGACCGCGAACGGCAGATGGTAAACTGCTGACGCCGAAGCAGATTCGTGCTCGAGCTCGTCGCAAGATGAAGAGGAAAGAGTTCTTGACAGAGCAAGAGCAGGAGTACTTGTACCAGAAGCCTATTGAGGACTGGGACCTCGAGGAACTTGCTCGCGGGCGTCCACGCAATAGCAAGGGGACGTTCTCTGGACCGAAGCCTAAGTGGATCAATGCACAGGTTCATGAGCAGGCTATGGAACGGTACACTGCTGCTGTCAAGACTGATATGCGCGCCACGACCGTCGATGCTCTGGGCGCTATCAAATGGATCGTTCAGAATGAGGACGTGGATGATAAAGGCAAGCCGATCGTTCCCGTCAGCACAAAACTTGAAGCTTCAAAATTCCTCCTAGAACACGTAGTCGGTAAGCCGACTCAGCGAATCGAATCCGATGTTTCGGTCAAGCTTCAGGCCATCCTTGGTCAGGTGCTGGTCAATCCCGCAGACATTCCTGGAGCTCAGTATCAACTTGGTCATATGCCTGGTGTTACTATGCCCCTGGCGGCCGCGAGTGACGAGATAGAAGGCGAAGTTGTCGATGATTAATCCTGATGATGTATGCGTACTATGTCATCTGACTCGCGATCAACATGGTGATGTAAACCATGAGTTCAGTTTGGATGGTCAGCTTATCTCTAAACGACCACCCGAGCCTCCTCGTCAGCAGCCGCCGGCAGTAAGAGGAGCTACTGATCAAGACGTCCGTAGTGCATTTGCAGCTCTGCTTAATATCCTTGTTGAGAAGGAAATACTAACGGCAAAAGATCTTGTGGTGATCATTAGTGCAGATCGTCGATGATGTACTGCTCGCTGCGCTACGCGAGGTTGTCAAATCAGAAGCTCCTAGAGAAGCTGTAGGATTGCTCACTGCTGATCGCCGCATCATCATGCTGCCTAATAGGGCGAGCGATCCAGGGAAAAACTTCGCAGTCCACAAAGAGGACATTTTGTCCGCCCTCCGTAGGGAAGAAATTGAAGACGTAGCTGACTTGACTCTGTGGCATTCCCACCCGAATGGTGGTGTGGGACCAAGTCGAGTAGACATACAACAGAGGCTCCCCTTTTTTAATCATCTAGTGGTTACTCTTGTACCAGATGATATTGTACTGACCTGGTATTAGTTATCCTCCGAACCTGTGATATCATCACAGGGAAAGGGGTTCTCTCATGACTTTGATGCCCAATGGCACACTCTCGTTGCCGAACATCACAAGTCCCTATGGACGTCGTACAGGTGGGGCATTCGACTTTCATTATGGCACGGATTTCAACGGTTACTCGCAGATCCGCGCCATTCTTGGTGGTAAGGTCACATTCGCTGGCTACATGAACGATGCCGCGGGCAACGTTGTCGCCATCGACTCCAAAGACCCTCTCACTGGTAAGACCGTCACCATCGTTCGTATGCACATGTCAACCATCGCTGTTGGCAAAGGTGCTAACGTCGGAGAAGGTGCCTATCTCGGCATCATGGGTAAGACGGGTAATGCTACGGGGCTTTGTGATCATGTCGAGATTCGCTACTGGTCTGGTGGCTCTTTCACAACTGAAGATCCTGTTAAGTGGCTAAAGGCTCGAGTCGGTGGTTCTGGGGCAGGCGGCGGGGCTATTGCTCTTGACCAACGTCGTGCAATCGCAGTCGTCAATGGTCGTACTGAGCCGTCATCCAAGTCTGCACTTGCTGGTGATCCTCTTTTGGCTGGCGCTATCGGAAACTTCGTCGGCTGGATTCATGGGGAATCGGTCGAAGGTAACAATGTTTGGTTCAAGGGTACTTCGGGACGATGGTTCTGGAGTGGGGGCTTCGAGGGAGGTCCCAGCACACTTGGTCTAGCGAACCTCAATCCGTCATCTATCGGAGCAACACAACGAAAGGTTGGAGCAAACGGTGCGAATGGTCGTACTGAAGCTTCAACTAACGCAGCCATCACTCAGACTCTTCCCGCTGGTACTATCGGCGATTTCAATGGGTGGAAGAATGGTGAACCGGTCGAAGGCAATGGGGTTTGGTTCCGAGGCGCACACTCAGGCGACTGGTTCTGGTCGGGCGGCTTCGAGGGTGGGGCCAACACGAGTGGACTTCCGAACCTTAATCCGCCAGCGCCTCCCCCGACGTCAAACGCCCGCACCACGAGAGCTTTCTCGGTAAACGGTCGAAGTGGTCCGTCAACCAAGTTCCCTGTTCGTCAGTCGCTTCCGGCAAACACTGAAGGTACCTTCTCTGCATGGGCTCGAGGCGAAAGCGTAACACTGGATGGTATCACTAGTGACATCTGGTTCAAGGGGTCCATTGCCGGCAACTGGTTCGCTGCTGCAGGTTTTACTTCCCAAAAGACTGATGGCATCCCCGAGGACAAGAATCCGCCAAAGGAACCAGAAGCCCCCTCCACACCCGACAACCCTCGCGGGCTTGCTGAGTATGAACCCGTACTGCCATTCGCAGACCACGGGCTTCGTGCACCTCTTGGGTATAAGGATGATAACTACCAGATTCCGTCAACTCGAGCTACCAAGGGTGATCCTCCACAGCAGGTTGCTCCGGTCATCGATCGATTCATCCCTCACTGGACTGGAGTACTACCAGACCAGCTCGACTACTTCTCGTATAAGAATGATCGATCTTCTTGTCCGACTTGGTTCGTGAGGCCAGATGGCGAATCGTTTGAGATGATCCGACCAGGGCTTAAGCCGGCTGCTACTGGTCCTGAGTGGAACTGGCGATCGGTCTCAGTTGAGATGCAAATGATTGCCGGTGACAAGCCCATCACTGATGCTCAGATTGAGTGGGTATGTCAGGCGATTGCCCACCTTGCAAGTCTGAATGGAAAGACTTGGGATGGTGTTCCCGTTTCGTTCACGATCGATCGTACTCACGTCATTACTCATCGAGAAGCGCTGCCTGGTTCAACTCAGTGTCCCGGTGATTACTTCATGAGTAAGATGGATTACGTAATCACCCGAGCTAAGGAGATCTACCAGGAAAAGTATGCTCCACCCACGGAGCCCGATTATATCCTGGTGCCTCGAGAAGATATCCAGAAAATCTCTGCATGGTCGCAGAAGCTGCTCGGGTAAGGTGGGACTATGGCCGATGATCCCGCGATTCCGCCATGGGTGAATTTTGTTCTAGAGCAGGTAAATAGGCAGTTTGAGGGTGTAAATAAGAGACTAGATAATCTAGTTACTCAGGAGTCATTTCGACAGGAGCAGGCTCGAGTTAATGAACGACTAGAGGGACATGACCGAGAACTTGGGGAGGTTAAGGGTCAGATCAGTGCAGAGGCTACAGCGAGAAATACCGAGAACCAGATAAGGCTCAAGGAAGAGAACGCTCAGAAAGACAAGCTGCTAGCTACGCAGCGCCAAACCCAGTGGCAGTGGTTCCTAATCTTTGCAGGACCCCTTGTTACTTGGATCCTAACCAACTTCTTCAGAGCAGGAGGGTAAAGGTGACTACAGAGGAACCGGAACCCCAGCTAATTGAGCCTGTAACTCCAGGGACAATTACATTGCCTCCACCCGAACCGACAAACAAGACTCCCTGGTTGCTCTATCTAGTAATTGCTCTATCGCTAGGGGTATCAATCTTCCTATTGGCGAGTTGGATAGGTAACTTGGTAGACCGTAATGAAAGACTAAACAATAGAGTCGCTGCTCAAGAAGAGATCATTGCTGAAAAAGATGATCAGATCGAGTTGCTTACGGATCAGCTCATTGCCTCACAGGAGAATGCTCAATCTCTGTATGATCAACTTCTATCTCTAGGTGAACAGCCCCATGGTATCAACCCCGACTACATTGGGCCTCAGGGTCCTCAGGGTCCTCAGGGTAGAACAGGGGCTCAAGGCCCCCAGGGCCCTCCTGGACCACAAGGTGAACAGGGCCCCCAGGGTGAGCAAGGCCCGCAGGGTGTGGAAGGCGTTCAAGGAACACCTGGCTCTCCTGGTCCTGCTGGTCCTCCCGGCCCTCAGGGCCCACAAGGTCCTGCTGGAGTAACTGGTCCACAAGGTCCCGCTGGCCCTCCTGGTCCAGCTTGCCCGGATGGGTACTTTCTTGACGAGGTGTGGCTGAGCATTGCCGAGGAACAGTTCGGCTTGTTCAGTCGTCAACCGGCGGCTATTTGCCGCCCCAACATATAGGAAGGAAGCACATGCGCAGATTCGCACAGTGGTTCACTCCCGAACGTCGACAGCAGATCCAGGTATTCCTCGTAGCCCTGGCTCCTCTGGCGATCATGTTCGGCTTCGGTACCGAGGGGGTCTGGGAACAGATTCTCATCATCACTGGTGCTGTGCTGACGGCTATCGCCGGTCTGCTGAACTTGCTCAATGTTCGCCTTGCGGACTGGGCGACACAGGGCTGGATGATTGTCCGAGGAGTGATCTACGCATTCGCTACGACGGTCTCGCCGGCATTGGTTCTGCTCGGATTCTACAGCGAGGAAGTCAATACTCAGATCCTCGTCGGCCTGAGTCTCGGCATCTCTGCACTGAACGCGGCAGTGGCGATTTTCGCCAACGGTCAGCAGCAGAAGGTGGAAGTCATTCAGCAGGTTGCTCGTCTCGAGCAGGCCTCGCTCGCCACCCAGCAGAACCGTGACTCCGGATTCACTGGCGACGGTATCTTCAAGTAGGAGGTGATCATCCATGGGGTTCGAGAATCCTTCAGAATTCGACGGCAATGGCGTTATGCCGAACACCGTCTACCCAAAAGGCAGCGATGCTCTCACGCCTAGTGACAAGCTGCGTTTACAATCGATCACGGGGCAGGAAGAGGATTCTCGAGCCCCAGTGGATCCCTGGTTCTGGCAAGGGGGACAGTTCGACCCCTCGGTAGAGGAGAGTATCGAACAGGATCGTCGAGCAAGAACTCGACAGAACGCAGCTCTTCGACGTGAACAACGTGACCGCTATAAGGAATCCCCATATTGATATACGCGTCGCGATTCGTATAGGATCATCCTCAGGAATGATAGGATCACACCAAATCGCCTATCATACCGTTGACAGGTAAATGCTTAGATCTACTGAAAGGAGTGACCATGCAAGCTGTGCCCGGCATTGACGGCAAGGTCTTCCTCAAGGATCGATACTTCGAGCAGACTGGATATATTCCACACCCGGGTCAGCGGTTGGTCCACTACGACTCTACTCGCCATCGAGTTCTCTGCAATGGACGACGTTGGGGCAAGTCCATGTTCGGTGGTAAAGAGATCGAAGCCATGGCCTGGATCAAAAACTACATCGGTCTGCCGATGAGAGGCTGGATTATCGGTCCCGAGTATACTGATGCTGAGAAGGAATTCCGCGTCATCTACAATAGTTTTAAGGCGCTTGGCATTGATGCCATCTCAAGTAAGTTCCTTAGTAACGTCGAGAATGGCAACATGCACATCGCGACTAACTGGGGATTCGATCTTCAGTGCCGATCTGCGCGACACCCTGATAGCCTAGTTGGTGAAGGTCTCGACTTCGTGCTTCTTGCCGAAGCGGGCCGCCATTCTCGAAAGACTTTCACTGAGTATGTCCGTCCGGCGCTTTCTGACAAGCGCGGTATTTCCATGATGAGCGGGGTGCCTGAAGAGGCTAGTGATTATAACCTGCTTTACTGGGGATATAAGAGAGGACAGGACCCTCGTCAGACTCAGTGGAAGTCTTGGCAACTTCCTTCTTGGACTAATACTGCTGTCTTCCCCGGAGGTCGAACTGACCCTGAGATCCTTGAAGCTGAAGAGGATCTTACAAAGGATGAGTTCGATCGTCAGTATGGGGGTCAGTTCGTTCTGCGTCATGGCCGCGTCATGAAAGAGTGGGATGACGACCTTCACGTTGGTAAGTACAAGTATAACCCCCGTTGGCCTCTTTATGCAGCGGTTGACTTCGGTTATACCAATGACTGGGTCTGGCTACTGATCCAGGAAGATCCGGCAACTCACAATGTTTACGTGATCAAAGAACGACGTTGGAAGATGCGGGATACCGAAGACATTTGTCGTAATGAACTGCTGCACGATCCGCTCACCCACAAGGTTCGTGAAATCTATGTTGACCCCGGTGCACCTGATGACGCGTCGATCATGCGTCGGCACCTGAAGCTTCCGACACGAAGCAATACCGGTGGTGAGATCAAGCTTCGACTTCAGCTTATTCGTTCTGCGCTAAAGACTCGGCCTGAACATCTTCCGGAAAACCACCCCGACCGTCGTCCTGGTTTGGTGGTTGATGAGTCTTGTACTCAGTTGATCTGGGAAATGCGAGAGGGTTATCGTTGGCCCGAAAACAAGAGCGGTAGCCGCAACGACAGCGAGATTCCGCAAGATATCGATAACCACGGCCCTGAGGCCCTAGGCCGGTTCTACAAGGGACACATGGAGCCATTCTCCGCAGTGGGACGACACTCGCGTCAGAGCTCCATTAGCACGATGAGGAGACGTGCAGCATGAGCGATCTGGACTACAACCAGTGGTCTACTATTCGACCGTTTGTTCGACCGAGGGATAAGTCGGACTGGGTGCCAGATGAGGATCGTGATCGTCTCGCCGCGTATATGAAATACGACCAGATTTACTGGAACGATCCTCGTCAGTATGCTCTGCGAGTACTCGAGGGCGAAGAGCCTCTGTACATCCCCAACGCTCGTATCATCGTCGACATCACTGCTCACTACATGGCTAAGGGCCTAGAGATCAAGGTTGTTGACGGTAACAAAGAAACTGAGCGATTCCTGGAAGAGTTCCTTAAGAGGGAGGAATTTTACTCTCGGTTTAATACTGAGAAGACAGCGGGAGTTGCTCGAGGTGACTGGGTCTTCCACCTCACAGCTAACCCCAAGAAGAAACAGGGTACTCGCCTCAGCCTGACTGGTGTGGATCCGGCATCTGTTTTCCCGATCTATGACGACGACCAGCCTGATAAGATGATTGGGTGTCATATTGCGGTTCAGTACTGGTTGCCTAATGAACCAGATAAGACTCGAGTAAGAAAGCTCACCTATAAGCTTCACGAAGAATATGATGGCACTCGTCGGGTGAGCCGTGAGGAGAGTATCTGGGAGATCGACCCGAAGTGGTATGGTCCTGAAGCCAAGAAGGTTAGGGATGTTATTCCCTTTGGTTTCCTGGACCCTCGCATCACTGCTATTCCCATCTACTGGTTCCGTAATCGTAGTTGGTCGGGGGAAGACTTTGGTAGCTCTGAGCTTCGAGGCTTTGAGAACATCATGCAAGCGATCAGCCAGGGAGATACTGATGTCAGTGCCACTCTAGCACTAGAAGGTCTCGGTGTCTATGCCACTGATGGTGGTCGTCCGGTTAATGATGACGGAACTGAGACCACCTGGGAAGTTGCTCCGGGTCGAGTGATGGAAGTGCCCACTGGTTCTTACTTCCGTCGAGTTGAGGGTGTTACTTCGATCACTCCGGCGACAGACCAGATTGCATACCTTGAAGACAAGATGAACAAGGCGGCTTCACTCTCCGATGTTGCTCTTGGCCAGGTCGACGCACAAGTAGCGCAGTCAGGTATTGCTCTGGCAATTAAGTTCCAGCCTACTCTCGCAAAAATCGAGACTCGGGACCGCCACATTCTTGATCGTCTGACTCAACTGTTCTACGATTGGAAGACCTGGGTAGAAGTTTTCGAGCAGGTAACTCTGAGGGGTGATATCATTCCCACAATCGGGGATAAGCTCCCGATGGACCGTACTGCTAAGGTCAATGAACTCAATAACATGGTCGATCGTGGGATCATCTCTCACCAGTTCTATCGCGACGAGATGGAGAAGCTCGGGTACGTTTTCCCGAACGATATCCAGGAACAACTCGACAAGGAGAACCAGCGCAAGATCGAACAGGCAAGGGCTGCATTCCTTGCCACGGCACCAAACGGAGCCGGAAATGGAACTTCCGACGGGGACGGGACGTCTACCGACGGGGACACGCTGCCTTCCAGTGGGAACCGCAGCAACAATCGCAACCGGGTCAACGAAAGTAATGGCACGGAAGCAAAACAAGATACGCGGGAGGCGTAAACAACCATGAAGTACAAGGGTACTAACCGCTTCAACCTCCGCTCCCTTGAGGAGCTGCTGCCGCCGGTGATCATCGGCGCAGAGGGGGAAGAAGACGGAGCTGACGGTGGCGAAGGTGGCTCGGAGGACGCGGGAAGCGATGAGTCGAACCAGAGCCAAGACAGGTCAGCAGATCACGACGATGCCGACGATCCGAAGGTGATCGGGCTGAAGAGTGCTCTCGAGAGGGAGCGGAATCGAAACCGCAAGCTCGAGCGTGAGATCGCAGCCCGGAACAAGGCCAAGGAGCAGGAGGAGCTCGCCAAGAAGTCTGAGGTCGAGCAACTCCAGATTAAGCTTCAGCAGTCGAACGACCGAGTGTCACAGCTAGCAGCCGGTTTTCTCCAGCGGAGTCTTGACTCTGCGATTGAGAAGGCGGCTCGGGACATGAAGTTCATCGACACCGACGACGCCCTGCGGGGTGTGGATCGGGCCGAGATCGAAGTCACTCAGGATGAAGAAGATCCCACTAAGGTGATGGTCGACTCCAAGTCGGTTGAGAAGGCAGTCAAGGCTCTGGCGACAAAGAAGCCTCATTTCCTGCGGACCGGTACCGACGACGGCGAGCCCACGGGCAGTCAGTTCGGTGGTTCTCAGAAGAAGAAGCCTAAAGTGGCAGAGGACGCCTACAAGCAGAAGTACCCCTCACTTCGATAATTCCTATCCACACCCAACAAGGGAGAAGCCAAAATGGCACGGTACGACAAGTACGACCCGATCTCGGGTGGCTTTCGTGCGCTGCTGGGCGCTGACCTCACCCTGACTGACGGGAGCATCGGTCCTGTGGCCGTTTCTCTCAACAGCAGCGGTGGAGTCGTCGTCGGCACCGCAGGCCAGTCCGGCCTGGTGGGCGTTCTCGTGAAGAACGTCGCCAAGGGCCCCGTTGGTCCCTGGGGCACAAGCCTCCAGGGCGGCACGCCCAACCCCTATGCGCCCATCGGTGCGCGGCAGGGTGACGCTGTCGACGTCATGACCAGCGGTGAGATCGTGGATCTCGATCCTGACGACTTCCCGGCAGGTTCGAAGATCTACGCAACCGCGGCAACCGGAGTGCTCAGCACCACCGGCGGCACCGGTAAGTTCCTCGTCGGTCACACGGTGGAGGCAGGACGACTCATCGTCCGAGTCGCTACCGGCCAGGTGGCCCAGGCCTGAGAAGGAGAACACGAGCAATGACTAAGATGGTTCTCGCCCGCGACCTGATCGAGTGGCTTGCCTCGGACAGCCCGCTGTCTCTCGCCGCCTATGGCGCTGAGGCCGGCTTCAACGAGCGAGCTGACGTCGTTCAGGCAGCAGACGGCACCGACCTCAACGAGTTCTGGAACGAGGTGCAGGAGACGATTCGCATTCGCAACGCGGATCGGAACACGCTCATCGACCAGCTCGTCTTCCGGGTCAATGAGATCACGACTGAGGTCCAGGTGCCCTCGGAAGTTGAGTTCGAGGAAGCTTCGGAGTACGGCCAGCCGGTCGGTATCCGTGGTGGTGCGACTCGACTGTTCCGCGGGTATGACTTCAAGTTCTACGACCTCGCGGTCCGGTACACCTGGATGTTCATCGCTGAGGCATCGCGCCAGCAGCTCGAGATGAACCACAACCTCGCGCTCGAAGCCGACCGGAAGCTGCTCTTCCGTACGGTGATGAAGCGCCTCTTCAACCCGCTCAACGGCAACGGCTTCACGGACAAGAACGAGCCCGTCACGGTCTTCGCTGCCTACAACG